AGGTATAACTCCGCTTAGTACCGTGCCAAGTTTCTACCACATCCTCTGGCCATAAGTCCTCGATTTGTGGCCTGATTACATCGTCCAGCATAGAGTATGTTGGCGCAAGTATAACGCCTGTCACCCCTGGCGAGTGAAGTAGTATAGCGGCACCCGCCCACATAACCCCTGTCCATGACTTACCCGCACCTAAACCGCCACGATAGTAAATCATTCGATAAGGGCTTACCAACACCTCTCGTTGCGCTTCATGAGGGGTGCCAAAGGTCCAGCGTTTCATTCGTCCGAGAACCCCTGTGCTGCGTCAATCTTCTGTTGAAACCACTCGATACCCTCAACCACTAAGCCACCGCGCACTTCGGCCTCGATGCGCTGTCTTCCCCATTTAGACGGGTTACGTCGCTCTAACTTCCAAGCCGACGCGCGCCAGTCTTCTGTTGATGCTTTGGAGATAATGGCTAGGTCTCTAAGCTCCGCATCGGCCTGCGCCTTTTCTACTGCGTTCAGCAAGTCGAGAAAAAGACCAAAGGTCTTTCTTGGTTTTAGTCCCTTTTCTAAGCGCATCCTCTCGGCCCCACCTTTTTTTATCCATTCGTAATACGAAGTCTTAGATATGTTGGCATGTGCCACTGCTGTCTCGACATATGCCCCAGCTTGCAGTGCATTTACGAGCGTCCTGATAACCTCAGGGGTTAGCTTTACGGGTGCCCCTAGGGGTTTTGGTGCTGGCTTAGGTCCACGCTTTCCCATCAGTTACTCACAGATCTGTCTCGGAGTCTAATACCATATTCGTTGGGCTTTTTGCTGCGTCTTTTACCTTTACGCAAACGAAGCTTGTTCGATTTGAATGGGTTATAGTCCACAAAGTGGTGCCATCGATTGAATCTCCAAACCAGCTTGGACACATCGGGGTGTACCGCTACTTGCATTTTGGACTTAGCAAGGGTTCCCGTGTCTGCGTATCGCTGCCCTGGCTGAACAGTACCCTCGGCATGGTAAAACTCTGAGGTATTACCTCCCTTGAGTACCTGGGTGCCCATCTTGTTCTGAAGGAAAGCGTTGAACTGTATCGTACACCACCCCGCCTTGAGCATGTCGAGGGATAGAATCGTATCCTCATTGTATCGGCCACGCCATCGGAACGGCACGTCGTTGCGGATAAGGTTACACGAGTAAATCCTCGTGTTGATGTAAAACGGAGGAAGTTTAGACATATCGGCCCTATATGCAAAAAAATCATAGTTTGGACCAGCCATAGACACATTACTATAGCGCAGGACAAAGTCTTCCATAGCCCGCCAAAAAGCCGGCGTTTCGATGCGGATTTTGTTTCCATGTAGTAACCGCATAAAGTGCATTATGTTATCGTCCATAACCCAGTGCCAATCGTGGCCCTTTGATTTGCTATGGTCCCAAACAAAGTTGCGTGCTGGCCCGGGTCCCGTACTTCTCGTTAGTCCAAGGTCATCACACAGTTCGTAGGTTTCTTTGTATTTCATATCCAACGGCACGACAGTCGCTAGTAGCCCCATGTCCTTGATGGCCTTCTTGTATGCGTCGACCTCCTTCGGCTCGACAACTACGTTGTGTTTCACGCCCATCTCCGTGAGGGCTTTAGATGTGACCATATACTCGTATCGGCCTTTACTGACGACATAAAGCGGGAAGCGTGGGTACCTATTCTTTTTCATCTGAATCGTCCTCAAATCGCTTAGATACCCAGTCTCCTTTTGGTTTGTATGGGTAATATATGGACTTTGTTTTTTCTGTGCACTCTTGGTCAATCAACTCAAAGAAGGCATCGACATCGTCATGCGTAGCAAAGTTGACTACTATTTTTCGGACAACGTGTTTATCGTTATGAAACTCGGGCATCCCGACCCACTCTTGGAATGGGTCGTTTTCGGTAGCCTCACCATCAAACTGGTCCAGCATCAGTTCCAGTTCTTCCTTATCGAATCCGGCCGCATCGACCAAAGCAAAGTCTTCGGTATTGAGCGCACCGAGCTGTTGGACGAGCGCCTCATGGTCCCAATCGGCAAGCTCGGCTGTTCGATTGTCCGCAATAGCGTACGCTGTAGCCTCGCTACCAACTAACTCGGTTCGTACTGCTTGAATCTTTGTCCACCCCAAAGCGACAGCAGCCTCTAGCGTGCCATTACCCGCTACAACCACCCCCTTGCCGTCGATGACGATCGGCTTTTGTTGACCGAATCGTCTGAGGCTAGCCTTGATTGCCGACAGATTTTTGTCGTCATGCCTGCGCACATTCGCGGGGTCATTGCTTATTTTTTTTATGTCGATGTGTTCAATGTTCACGTGTTGCCTTTCGTGCGGTTATACTTCCCGCCCTAGTGTTGCGCTTATCTTTGCGTAGTGTTGCCTCATCTCACCTAGTCCCTCCTTTACAAGGAGTTCGACATCGATGATTTCTTTCTCGATTGCGTCCAAGCGTTTTGTCCAGTCTAAACGCTCCTGATCGTACTTACGAACAACCGCATCGTACCGGTCTCTAACCTCGGCCTCGCGCTTGTTGCACTCTTCCTGCATTGTTCGGATTTGCTCTTGAAAAGAATCGGTAAGCGTATCGAGCCGATTGGCTGTCTTTTGCCATATCCAAAAGATTGCGGCAGATGCTAGGCCAAGGGCCCCAAACTCGCCAATCATCTCTAAAACATGCTGTTCCATAGCCTGCGCAGTACTCCGTGTTTCTTTTCAGGCCCGTTTAGCCATTTACGCCTTCAATCATTACGAGCCTTCAACCATGCCTTACGCATTCTCACATGATAGTTGTGCTTGGCATAAAGCGGGCCATTGTACATTCGGCACAGCCGATTGAAGTCCGGAGGTGACGCATTGGCGTATTGTTTCGCTCGGTGATTAGCACTGAACCAACGCGCCAACAAAATGCCCGATACTTTTTCCGGGTCTTCGTCAAACGCTTGCACAGCTTTGTCCGGTCGATCATCGTATTCGTCAAGTAGATGCTGGCCGAGCACCTGAAACGCTCCCCATGACGTAGCCTTTACAGCCGATCGAGCATCAATCTTGTACGCTCTATCAAACGCAGCCCGATTTGTTTCTTTCGTCATGACAGACCATGGACCATGTTTGCTCGGTGTGTATGGAATGGTTCCCGCCGCCCTGGGGTTGAACCTCACAAAAAGATGAGGTTCAAACCTAATGGCACTGCTATCACCGTTTGATTCAACTTCCCGAAACGCTTGCAGCACCTCCGGAGGGATACCCGCTCTGTCGGCTAGGCTTTGCGGGTTGGATAAAATCACAAACCCGTCAAATCCGGCATCCTTTGCGGCTTGGGTTGTAATCGGCCCAACAATGCCGTCGGCAAAAACACCTGCGTCATCTTGGAACTGGATAGTTGCACGAACAAGCGAGGGACCAAACTTTGCGGTCGACCCGCCTTTGTAAAAACCCTTTTGGCGCATAAAAGCCGACCACCTGAAAACGTTAGGTCCTTGGGATCCTTTGGTTAGCATACTTGCCTCCTGTAAAATGCCGCAGTCCCCGCCCGAACGAGGCAACGTGTCCGAGCGGGAACCACGACGCACGACACGTGTCGAGCCGGTTACATTGTGGGGCTGTACTGCTGCGGATGCAAGTACGAGATTTTAGGTCGAGTTTTGGCCCGTCCTCCGACGTTGAACAAATTGTCGTTTTTTGCGTACCCGAAAAGGCCGAGTTTATGGAGCCCAGAGAGGTTTTGCGCTCTAAAAAAACATCGTAAAAAAGCCGTCTTTTTTGCTGTTCCAACAGAGCTGAGTACGGCGTTTTTTGGTCGTAATCGGCCATTCTGGCACACGTTGGCCTGCGTCTGACTGCTGTTTGCGGTTATACCTCCCTCCCCTCCTTCCCCCCTTAAGGGGGGGAGGGGAGGGGTACCGACAGCCGCGCTTTTAAGGAGTTTGTAAGTTTTTTGAGGACTTTGAAATCATTACATACTGCTGTTTATTGTAAGTGCATGTTTTCGCTTGCTTGTGGCTGTGCATTATTTTCTCGGCCAAATGGTTGACATAAATATGGGACGCTCTAAATAGGTAGACGTGAAAACTAGTAATCAAGCCGAAAGGCAGAAAGAGGCAACAATGAGCATCGAAAAAAATCAAAACTGGATCAAAGCCGTTAACGTGCGACTCTCAGCCAAGAAAATGCTAAACGGCGGTATCGCTTTGCACGACGCGCCGGCCGGCCATTTTTGGACCACGCCTCCGAGCGATTACGTCGAGATTAAAACCCGTCGCACCTCGGAGCGCAACTCAAAGACTCCATTATTCGAGATGGTCGTTCGTGGATGGGAAGAAGGCGCAAGGCATAACGAGACGAGCTTTTTCGGAGACATCGAGTCGGCGCTTTCGGCTCACTTCGCAGCGGTTCAAAAATTCAAACAAAGCTCGAATGGCTAAAACAATTAATCAACGCCCCAAGCCGGGTTGGGCTCCGGCAGATAAGAGGTAACAATGACAACTCCTATTAGAACCAGAGATTATAAAGGCGTTCGCATTAGCGAAGTAGCCCGACTGCTTCCCGATGAATGGCAAATCGAAAGAGCAACACACGGAGATGGCCGAAAAGCCTTGATGCGTTATGCAAACTTTTTTGTCGGGGGCCGAGTTATT